GATTTGGCGCTAAGATCGATAAGCAAACGCGCAAAGCTGCAAAAGGTTTTAAGGGTGTAGGAACGGCGGTCAAAGCGTTGGCTCCTATTCTCGCCGGTGTTTTCTCAGTTCGAGCGATAAACTCGATCGTTAATAATGCAGCGGCAATCTCCGATCTTGCCCGGATTGCTGGTGTTAATACAACTGAGTTTCAGAAATTAGCGGCGGCGGCTCGAACTGTTGGCGTCGAGCAAGACAAGTTGTCTGATATTATTAAGGACACAAACGACAAAGTCGGCGACTTTCTGATTACTGGTCAGGGACCGATGGTCGATTTCTTTGAAACCATTGCTCCGCTCGTTGGAATTACGGCGGACAATTTTCGCGGATTGTCTGGCCCACAAGCTTTGCAACTATACGTTAGTAGCTTAGAAAAGGCGAACGTCTCACAATCGCAAATGACTTTTTTCATGGAAGCGATCGCGTCGGACGCAACAGCCCTCCTCCCTCTCCTAAGAAATAACGGCGCTGAGTTTGAACGACTTGGCGAAAAGGCTCAGGACGCCGGTCGGATTTTGTCTGAAGACGCTTTGCAAGGCGCTGAAAATCTTCGCGAGAAGATGCAAGAGCTGACCGGGCAAATGAATACTTTGATATCGGAAGCATTGTTAGAAAACGGCGATCAAATAATTCGTATTGTTGAGCGATTTACAAATGACATTCTCCCAAAAGTTTTAGACGCTTCGGAAAAAATCGCTGGGTTTCTTGGCGGCGGCGGTCCTCCCGGTGGTGCTCAAATAAGCGCAGAACAAAGAGCAATTGATAAAGCGGCGGACGATGCAGCTTTCGCAAATATGGACAAAGGCGATCCGTCGAATACTGGAGTTTTTACACTCGATAAGAATGGAAATGTCGTAGAATTTGGAAACCTAACAGACGACGACGTTGTCGATCTAGGAACGGTAAAAATAGGGGATGGCGGAAACGTTTCTCCGCTATCAAATCAACCCGGCGGAATATTAACAAAGAAACAACAGGACGACGCCAAAAAAGCACAAGAGGACGCAGCGGCGGCGATCGAAGATGCAAAGAACAGTTATCAAGATTTATTAAACACTCTTGATCCTCTTAGCGCTGCAACGTTTGATTATGTAAATAATCTAGAAAATCTAAATACGTTCGAGAGATTAACCGGGCAAGAGATCGCAAACAAAGCGGTCCTTATTGACCAGCTACGCGCTCAGATGAAACGCGCTAAAGATGAAGCGACCGGGTTTGCACAAGTAACCGACGCGCTCGAGGATGGTTTAACGAATGCGTTCATGGCTGGCCTCGACGGAGCTGAGAGCTTCAAGGACGCAATGAAAAACACAGCTCAAGCTGTTGTAAGAGAGCTTTATCGAGTGCTCGTTGTGCAACAATTAGTCAACGCAGCAATGGGCGCTCTTGGGTTTAGTCCAGTTCCCGGCGGCGGCTTTGCTTTCCCGGGAGGTGCTCACGGCCGACAGATGCAAGCTGGCAAGGCATACATGACCGGCGAAAGTGGGCGCGAGCTTTTTATCCCAAGCACTCCCGGGAGATTGCTTAGTCCAGCTCAGACGATGAACGCTTTCGGCGGTGGCTCAGGCGTTGTTGTAAATCAGTCAATTAACGTTACGACTGGCGTCCAGCAAACGGTAAGAACTGAAATAAAATCGATGATGCCGCAAATAGCCGAGGCAACAAAGGGAGCTGTCGCCGACGCGAAAATGAGAGGCGGACAATATAAAAGGGCTTTTAACTGATGGCGATTTCTTACCCTCTCTCACTCCCGGCAACAAACTCAGTCTCAGAGATAACGCTGACAGCAATCAACGCGGTCGCTTATTCTCGGTCGCCGTTTACTTTTACCGGGCAAGCTCACGCATACGCCGGGGAAATGTGGTCGGCGGATATTACTTTAAAACCAATGCGAGAGGCGGACGCTGAGGCGTGGAGCGCTTGGCTGACAGCGTTAAGGGGTCAGTTTGGCACATTCCTCCTCGGAAACCCATTTCGCAACTCTCCGCGAGGCACAGCGAGCGCTGCTACAATTACCGGGTCCGCTGGCGATCGATCGGTTACAGTCGCAAAATCAGGAACCTTGTTAGCTGGTGATTATTTTCAGTTAGGTACAACGTCACAAGCGCGGCTTTACAAAGTCCTCGAGGATAGCTCTGGCTCAGGAACTCTTGAGATTTGGCCGTCTTTAAGAGCTGACGCTTCCGGCGTTGCCGCTGATCTTAGCTCCCCGGTCGGCGCTTTTAGATTGTCGAGTAATGAGGCGAGCTGGAGCGTCAACAATCTCGCTGTTTATGGGATTACGTTTGGAGCGGTCGAGGCAATATGAGAACGATCGATAGTACACTTCTTAATGCTCTTTATGACGGCGGCGATCCGACCGGCGACTTAAAAGATATTGAGCCATATTACGCCGTCGAGCTACAGTTCGAGGGAACAACTGTAAGGCTATGGACTGGCATAGGCGATCGGACGATTAACTCAAATACTTACACTGGAACCGGGAACCTCCTCGAAATACAAGGGCTTGAGGAGACTGGCGATCTTACTGCTATAGGGACAAACTTAACGCTCTCAGGCCTAGACAGCTCGATCGTTTCATATGCGTTGACAAATGATTATCAAGGTCGCCTCTGTCGGATATATTGGGGAGTGCTTGGCGTTTCTTCAGTGGTCGAGGTCTTTAGCGGCTTTATGGATCAAATGACAATCCTAGACGACGGCGGAACTTCGAGCATTACAATGAGCGTTGAGAGTAGATTGATTACGCTCGAGCGGCCAAACGTTCGCCGGTATACCGATCAAAGTCACCAAGCGACAATTGCAACGGAAGGTTATTCAAGCTCCGACGATACATTTTTCAAATGGGTCGCTCGGCTCGCTGATAAACAAATCCCTTGGGGCCGATCGACAGTCGATGAATGATTATAGAGCGCTGAATGAATACATCGATGAAGTTCGCAACGATGCTTTTATGTGGCACGTTCACGACTGTTTTCAGTTCACAAATGAAGCTTTTCGCAGAATGTATGGACAAGGCTGGGCCGACGATTGGACCGGGAAGTATATCTCCGGCGGTTTATATATGCGAAAGCCTGAGCTTATTAAGACGTTTGGATTTAACTCGCTTGAGGAAGCGCTCGACAGCAAGCTAAAAAGAATTGAGGGCGTTGCTCCTCGAGGGGCGCTAGTGACAGCTCCGGGATTAAATATCTGGGATATAAACAAGGCTCTAGGAATATCGCTCGGAAACAAGGCGGCGTTTCTTGGCAAAGACAAACTAAGCTTTCTTCGCATTGCGAGGATTGAGAACGCATGGATTAAAGAATGAAAGACAGCCTCGAGCAACCATTTAATGTAATGCGTCATAAGCGATGGGAGACAGCTCCTCGCGTTCCTTCAATTGCGGCGTTTCTTTTCCCGGGAGCAATGGCGGTTGGTGGGACGGCGGCTTTCTTAGCTCTTACAGCCACGTATATCGGCGTTACCTTAGTCGCAAGCTGGGCGATCAATGCGTTGATGCCTCGGCCAAATTTTGGCTCGACGGGTTCTCGAGGATTGCTCGTAAACACTCGAGACGCGACCGGCGTACAAGATGCAGTATATGGCGAAATCCGCAAAGGCGGCGTCATTACTTACATGGAAGCAACCGGGACTGATAACGAATATTTACATATGATTATTACTGTTGCTGGACACGAAATAAATTCGTTTGAGCAATTTTATATCAACGACGAGGCGGTTACTCTCGATAGCTCCGGGTTTGTAACTGAAACAGATTATTCTGACGCTGACGGTAATAAGAAAATTTTAATCAAAGAGTTTACCGGCTCCCCTACTCAAAACGTTTACACAACTTTAAACGCTTTGACTGATGGGCCTAACTGGGCAAATAAACAAACTGGCGACGATACAAACTTTCGCGGTCAGGGAATAGCGTGTTTTTATGTTCGCATGGAATACGATCAAAACGTCTTCGCTCAAGGCGTTCCATTATTTACAACAAGAGTAAAAGGCAAAAAGGTTTTTGATCCTCGCAACTCTACGACCGCTTATTCCAGCAACTCAGCGTTATGTGTTCGAGATTACTTAATTTCAAAGTATGGCCTCGATAGCTCGGGCGATATTAATGAGACGACCTTTTCGACGGCGGCTAACGTATGTGATGAAACAGTTAGTCTAAGCGCTGGCGGAACTGAAAAAAGATATGAATGTCACGGTGTTATCTCACTCGATCGAGCGCCGGGAGATATTCTCGCGGACCTAATGACGTCCTGTCAGGGATCGCTATTCTGGGGTCAAGGCAAGTGGCATCTTAAAGCCGGGGATTACAACGCCTCAGTCGAGACGTTTACAATGGACGACTTTCGCGGCCCTATAACGCTCGAGACTAAACATTCTCGCCGGAATAATTTTAACGTCGTTCGCGGTACGTTTAACGATGCAAGCTCAGATTATATCTCTACAGACTACCCGGAAGTTAGATCAACGACTTTTATAAGCGACGATAACAATATCGAAAGCGCGATCGATTTACCGCTTCCGTTTACAACTTCAAAAACGATGGCTCAGAGATTAGCAAAGCTAACTCTATTTCGCTCCCGGGAACAGCTTACACTGTCAGCGGACTTTAGTCTTCGGGCGTTCGATGTTGAGGTCGGCGACGTCGTTGCAATTACAAATTCGAGATATGGATTTTCTGCTAAAGAGTTTGAGGTCGTAGGCTGGAAGTTTTTTAACGATGGTGAGAACGCAAGTCAGAAAGTCAATTTAACATTACGAGAGACAAGCTCAGCGGCTTACGATTGGAACGCTGAGGAAAGCGACTTTACTAGTAATAATACTACATTAGCGGACCCGGGAGCTGGCTTAACAATAAACAATCTTACAGCAAGCGGCGGCGGTTCTACTCAAGGCGACGGAACGTTTATCAATAGCGTAATCCTAAGCTGGACAGCTCCCTCAAACGTTTTTGTTAATCACTATGAAATACAATGGAAGCCGACAGCCGACAGCAACTACAACTCGACTACAACGCCGGAAACCTCGATCGAGCTTTCTCCTCTAATCGACGGCACTGAGTACACGTTGAGAGTTCGAGCGATTACAACGGATGGACGTCAAGGCGCGTTTGCTAGTGTAACATTCACCGGCGGCGGCGATGTAACGGCTCCCGGATTGCCTACATCTATAAGCGCTGTTGGTGGCTTTAAATATATCGATATCAAATGGACAAACCCGGCCGACAGCGACTTAAATTTTGTTGAGATATACGAGAACAGCTCAAACACTAGCTCAGGCGCTTCGCTTGTCGGAACGAGTTCTGGAAGTTCATTTACGCGAACAAACTTAGGTCTTAATCAAACTAAGTATTATTTTTTAAAGTCTGTTGATTTTTCAAACAATAAGTCAGCGTTCTCGTCCGGCGTCTCCGCGACGACGACATATTTAGACGATCCTGATTTCGAGAACGGTATTCGACAAATCTTTATTGATGCTGGGCTAGATGTTATTGAGCCAGTAAGCTCGCTCCCCTCCTCGGGAGACTTTACCGGGCAACAAGTATTTTTAACGAGCGACAATAAGCTTTACCATTGGAACGGCTCGAGTTGGGCCGCCATCGTTGCTGATGGAGGCGTATCTAATTTTAATGAGCTTCAAGGATCGATCGCAGCTTCGCAAATTCCAAGCGGCGTTATTAGTGAGGCTAAGCTCGCAAGCAATAGCGTAACGTCGGCCAAGATAAGCGCAAACGCAATCGGAGCAAATGCAATAGCGGCCGGTGTGATTACTGGCGATAAAATTACGGCGAACACGATAACCGGCGGTCTATTGGCAACTTCTGGGATTATAACTTCAGCAGCTCAGATTACCGACGCTATTATTACTAATGCGAAGATAAGCGATCTCTCGGCAAGCAAGATTAACACCGGCACATTAGACGCCAGCAATATCACGGTTTCAAACCTTAACGCTTCATCGATTACCGCTGGAACTTTAGACGTTGACCGATTTCCAGCGTTAGGTCAGGCAAATACTACTACTTTTAGTAACAGTCTTACTAGAAATGGTACGGCAGCAACAGTATCCGTATCATTTAGTGGAGTAAAAACTGGAGCAACAATAGTCTGTATTGCAAGTGTCGGTGGGCACGCTAACAACGTCGCTAGTCCGTATTTGGTAGTAACTCCTACTGCTTCAAATGTATCGTTGGATAGCACTGCAACTCAAGATGTAAATGCAAAAGAAGGCAGTATTACTATATCGGCTTTAAGAAGATTTTATCCAGTAATAAGCACTGGAACAACAACTTCAACAAGTGGTTCTATAGGCTTTTCCATACAACTTCGTGGTAATGATAGTGGTAGTGGCGGTTCACAAGGAAGGGTAGCAGCTTTAATTCTGTCAGGTTAAAAATGGATTATACAATTTATACTTCAAATGGAGCATTTTTTGGAACAGTTACTTGTTCTCAAGAAAGCCTTGCACCAATGATCCCGGACGGCGGATATTCTGTTGAGGGCAAGCAAAGCATATTATCAACTTGCGTCGGTGGCACTTTATCAACGCCGTCTGAAACTGAAATAAATAATTATAATAATGAAATTGCATTCGCTGATTTGCGAACAAGACGAAATATTTTATTGTCCGAAAGCGACTGGACGCAATCCCCGGACAGTCCATTGACCGACAGTAAAAAAACAGAATGGGCAACCTATCGACAGAATTTGAGGGACTTACCGGGAACTGTTTCCGATCCCTCGAATGTAAGCTTTCCGACTAAGCCGGATTAGCATTTTAATCAAAAAAACAAATTTTTCTAACCCTCTCGCGTGTGGTAAAATACAGCGAGAAAGCCTTAGCATTGGAGATATATCATGGCTACTTTGAACGATCGAGTTTTTGATAACGGATTGACAGTTTTAGACACCGAGGCAACGCGTATTGATGTGACTTCTCAGGAAGCGACAACATATGCCAGCGCGACGTCTACACACACATTAGGCAACTCAACCTCGTTGAGCATTGGCGCTCCGGCGGATCGCTCTGGAGGCGGTCGTGAAGTGACTGTCGCGGCAATCAGTGACGGTTCCATAACAGGTACGGGAACCGCAACTCACTATGCCATCAGCGACGTAACGAACACCCGGTTATTAGCGACCGGCGCTTTGTCAGCGTCTCAGTCAGTTACATCAGGTAACACGTTTACTTTAGCGTCATTCACAATCGGCATTCCTGACCCTTCATAATTCATAGCTGATTAAGGAGCGCATAATATGGTTAAATTTGTTAATCGCGCAAAGATGACGACCTCCACAACCGGGACTGGAACGATAACTCTGGGGTCAGCGGCGGACGGCTATCAGTCCTTCGCTGATGCTGGAGTAAGTAACGGCGACACAGTTCGTTATGTGATAGAGGATGGCACAAACTGGGAGATAGGAACCGGCACGTATACGGCCAGTGGGACCACCCTTTCCCGGTCGGTGACTGAAAGTAATAATTCCGACAGCGCTATAAATCTCTCGGGAAGCGCGTCGGTTTTCTTAGCGGTTGCATCGCAAGACCTCAGTCCGACTGTAACGTTAGACGGCGCTGTTACTGGTTCGGGAACATTAACTGATCTTGGCGACGTAACTATTACCACAACTGCAACGTCCGATCCTACGATCACGCTCTCCGGCGATGCTTCCGGGTCAGCAACGTTGACTAATCTAGGCAACGCTACGCTATCGGTTACAGTGGCCGACGACAGTCATAATCATGTAATCTCTAATATAGATGGTTTGCAATCGGCGCTTGATGGCAAGCTATCGACCTCCGGGAACGCTGCAACTGCAACGACCGCTGGCACAGTTACAACGGCGGCACAACCTAACATCACTTCGGTTGGAACTCTTACGACGCTTACTGTCGATGACATAACGATAAACGGTTCAACAATATCCGATGCTGGTAATCTTACAATAGATGTTGGTGGTGACATTATCCTTGATGCTGATGGTGCAGACATAAAGTTATTTGATGGTGGCACTCAATTTGGACAATTATATAAGAGTGGTAATGATTTTGGTCTATACTCAGCTATTGTAGATGCAGATATAAAACTTGTTGGCAATGATAATGGTACAGTTTTTACTGCACTCCAAATAGATATGTCAGATGCCGGGACTGCTATCTTTAATCATGACGTATCATTAAATGATAACAGTAAAATTCAACTAGGAAATAGTGATGATCTTGAGCTTTATCACGATGCTACAAACTCTTATATTAGCAATGATACTGGAAACCTTTTTATACAAAGTAACAACAATATTGTCCTAGAAGATACAGCCGGGAACAATATGATCCATGCCGCAGATGGTGGCGCAGTAACTTTATATAATAATGGGAGTTCCAAGTTCCAAACGACTAGCAGCGGTGTCAACATTGACGGTAATTTAAACGCAGTCGATAATATTTATCTTGCTACTAGATTGTACCATGAAGGTGATACCAATACCTATTTTCAGTTTAACACAGATGGTATGGCGTTTGTTGCTGGTGGTGGTCAAGAAATGAGTATTGGTACATCAGGTGTGTTTTTAACAAATAGTGCTTTAAGCGAAGATTATGATGCCTTATCAGGAACAACGCCAACATGTAATGTAACTGCTGGCGGCATGTTCAGTTTGACTATGTCAGGGAACACTACTTTTACATTTAGTGGTGCAATATCAGGCTATGCAGTAGGTTTTATTCTCCAACTAACAGGCAACGGCTCAACAGTCACATACCCGTCGAGCGTAGATTGGGCTGGCGGTAGTGCTCCTGATGCACCA